CTTTACGCAAGATAACGCCGAGTCAGGCTGAACTGGCCGAGACTGGCGAGAACTGGTCAGACGTGGCTGGTGTTGGTCGGACTTTGCCCAGATTGGAAACTGTGACTACGGGGGTTTCTGTGTATGCACCTTTGGTGGTTGAGTTTGCGCGTAAGTACATGGGTATTGAGTTGATGGCTTGGCAGGTTCATGCAGCTATGGGCTTGCTTGAGTCTGATGACTCTGGTGATCTTGTTAATCGTTCCGGGCTTATAACTGTGGCGCGTCAAAACGGCAAGACTGTTTTGGGGCAGGCGATTGTGGGTACTTGGCTAACCTCGATTGCAGCGCTACGCGGTAAGCCACAGACCGTGATTAGCTCAGCCCATGAGTTGCCTCTTGCTAACTTGCAGTACCAATTTTTGGCCCCAATTTTGGAGCAGTATTTTGACGCTAAACCTAAGTGGGGATATGGCCGTATGGAACTGGCTATGCCTGACGGCTCACGCTGGTTTATTAAAGCCGCAACACCATCGGCAGGAATGGGGCTATCGGCTGACCTGATCTGGGTAGATGAAATCTATGACGTGGATGATGCTGTCATGGCTCATTCCTTGCGCCCAACTATGAAGGCCCGTAACGTGCGCACAGCTGGTGGCTCACCACTAATGTTGATGACTTCCACTGCTGGCACCGAAGCTTCAACGGCCATGCTTAGATATCGAGAATTAGGGCTGTCGCTCATTGGTGAGCAACGCGCTAACGCTTTCTACTTTGCGGAGTGGTCACCACCACCCGGGGTAGATGTCATGGATACACAATGGTGGGGCTGGGCTAACCCAGCGCTCGGGCAAACCCTAGAGTTGCAGTCAATGTTGATAGATGCAGACCACCCAGACAGATCATCTTTCCTACGCGCAAGCCTTAACCAGTTTGTCAATGCCGATGCTTGCTGGTTACAGCCCGGGCAATGGGATGCCTGCCTGTCAGATATTCAAGGCCCCGATAATGGCTGGCTTGCTTGTGACTCATCGCTTGACGGTTCTCGCTATGTTGCTGTTCGTGCAGCTGTAGATGATGTTGGCGTGGTGCACGTATCGGTTGAGTTTGTCGTTCAGTCTTTAGCCGAGTGCCAGCAGGCCATGATGGATGCCTGCACTGCTCACCCAACACTTGGGCTGGCTGTGACACCAGCGCTAGAACATCATGTACCTTTGCCGTTGATGAGGCGCACAAAAGTTGTGGGCTATGGCGAACTGATGCGCTACACATCATTGGTTAGGGCACAAATTAACGATGGCAAACTGGTGCACCAAGGCGAGCAAAACCTTGCCGAACACATGAACCGAGCCGTAGCGATTATGCAGCAAAACAATCTGGCGCTATCTAGTAAGCGTTCACCCGGGCCGATTGAACTGGCTCGCTGCACTATTTGGGCGGCTGCCTTAGCGTCACGACCTAAGCAAGCAGGCAAACCAATGATGGTAGTAGTCAGTCGCTAGTATAAAAACGGTACTGCTCTGGGCGTTGTCGGGATGAGCAGGGCAGTACCACACACACCCGACAGAAAGTGGCATACTACCGCTATGGGTATTTTCAATAAGCCAGTAACCAAGGCCGCTATCTCAACACCATCTGTGCAGGCCGCTGTCGGATATGCGCCAACTGGCACAAGCATGAACCCACTGAAAAACCTTTACAACTATCAGTCTGGCATTGCTCGTGATCGCGCTATGACGCTGGCTACTGTGTCTCGATCACGTGACTTGCTGGCTTCTGTCATTGGTTGTATGCCGTTGAAAATGTACGGCGAAATGTTTAACGATGCCACTGGCGAGATGGAAGAAATACCTTTAGCCCCTAGGTCGTGGCTACGCCAGCCAGACCCAGCTGTTACTTACAACCACCTTATGGCATGGACTTTGGACTCGCTTTTGTTCTACGGCAGGGCTATGTGGTATATCACAGAGCGCACACAGGATGGTTTTCCTAGCAAATTTCAACTGTTGCCAATGGGTTCAGTTACCACAGCCGATGAGGAAGGCCCAGTGTTTTATCAGCCATCCAAAGCCATCAGTTTTGCCGGTAATGACTTGGACTATCGCAATGTGGTGCAGTTTCTTAGCCCTATTCAAGGCATCGTTTACAGCTCAGAACAGACCATTGCTACAGCGCTAAAGGTTGAGCAAAGCCGTTATAAAAATGCTCAAAGTTCCTTACCGTCTGGCGTGTTGAAACAAACTGGCGGCGAACCGCTAAGCGCTCAAGAACTTTCAGAGATTGGTGCAGCCTTTCAAGAGGCTCGACTTACCAGCCAGACCGCAGTGCTTAACGAGTTTCTAAGTTACGAAGCCAGCACTGCCACGCCAGACAAAATGCTAATGATTGAGTCAGCACAGTATTCAGCCCTAGATTTGGCACGCCTATGTGGTGTTCCCCCCTACCTTGTAGGCGTGTCCACTGGCGCTTATGCCTACACCAGCAGTGAACAATCACGCGCTGACCTTTACATCTTTGGGGTAAAGCCATACGCCGATTGCATTGCCTCAACATTGTCAATGAATAACGTGCTGCCACGTGGCACCTATGTAAAGTTTGACACTGACGACTACCTAGAAGAAAACTACGCAGCCGACAAAATGAACACCCCAGATCAACCACAAGAAAACACTCAGGAGTCCCTAGCATGATGCGCTTTACCAGTTCAACATTTTCCGTAGATGCAGCCCAAGATGGCAGCCCTAAGCGCACCATCACTGGTATTGCGTTGCCATACAACACTGAGGCGACAGTCTCAGGCGGCCAGACAGTTTCTTTCTTGCCGGGCTCACTTCCCACAGACGGCAAAGCGCCAAAGCTTTACATGAGCCATGACTCAACCCAAGCCATTGGCCTTGTGACTGAGCGTGCAGACAGCCCTGAGGCTATGTATTTCACAGCCAAAGTTTCAACCACAGCCCTAGGCGATGAAGCCCTAGTCCTTGCAGCCGATGGAGTTTTGGACTCTGTAAGCGTTGGCGTAAACCCCACCAAGTTTTCCTACAACGAAGATGGCGTAATGATTGTGGAAGCAGCCGACTGGATGGAGTTGTCACTTGTACCACAACCAGCCTTTAGTGGTGCTACCATCACAGATGTTGCTGCAAGTATCCCCACATCAGAGGATGAAGTAAGCAATAATACAGAAACGGCACCCGATGAGCCTGAACCCACAGAGTCAGAGGAGACCGACGTGTCAGAAACACCAGCACCCGAAGTAATCGAAGCATCAGCACTTTTCGCACAACCAAAACGTGAGTTTGTTTTGCCATCAGCAGGCGAGTTCATGGCCGCTTACCACATTGGTGGCGACACGTTTAAGAACATGAACGCAGCAGTTGCAGAGTTTTCAGCATCGAAGCGCACAGCATTGCAAGCAGCAGCTGGTGATGTTCTTACTACCGATACTCCGGGACTTTTGCCAGTGCCAGTGCTTGGCCCATTGGTACAAGACCTAAACTTCTTGCGCCCTACTGCTGAGGCTGTGGGCGTTCGCGCTTATCCTGACAATGGACAGTCAAAGACCTTCATTCGCCCAACGATTACAACGCACACCAGCGTTGCATCACAGACTGAACTTGCAGCAGCTTCAGCCACCACAATGGTGATTGCTTCTAACTCTGTCAGCAAAACCACCCTTGCTGGACAGGTCACACTGTCAGTACAGGACATTGACTTCACTTCACCTGCAGCCATGCAGTTGATCTTGAATGACCTTATGGGTGAGTACATGATTGCATCAGACAATCTTTGTGCAGACAACTTGCTTGCCGCAGCAACATCATCTGGAGTTTGGGACTTGTCAGTTGCTGACTTGCTCAAGAGCGTGTACGACTCAGCAGTGGACATTTCAAATGGCCGTAACTGGACACCTACACATATGTTTGTATCTCCTGATGTTTGGGGTCAACTTGGACAACTTGCAGACACCACTGGTCGCCCAGTGTTCCCATTTATCGGCGCTGGTCTCACAGGTCAGAACGCACTTGGAAACGCACAAGCTTCTTCATGGAACGGTAACCCACTGGGCTTGCAGCTTGTAGTGGACAGCAACTTTGCTGCCAAAACCATGGTTATTACAAGAGTTGGCCAAGGCCAAGGCGATGCGTACGAATTCTACGAAAGTATCCGCGGCCTTATGTCAGTTGAACAGCCAGCAACCCTTGGCCGTTTAATGAGTTTCCATGGTTACGTTTCAACTTTTGCAGCCATCCCGGGAATGATCCGCAAAATTACGCAGGCTTAGTCAGAAAGGCGGCTACCGCCGATGGCTACATACACAGTCACTTTCAAGCAACTGCTAGATAACTATGCAGTGCTACAAACACTGACCGATACTGAAATAGAGGTGGGGCAATCCATCACTGTTTCAACTGTTGGTGCACCATTTAATGGCACGTTCGTTGTTTATGCCATGCCCAAGTATGAGTACATTGGCATAGACACCGAAGGTGACCTGCTTTTCAACAGCAATGTCAGTATCCCTAATCAGGTGTTGTTTGCTTGCACTGGCAGTGACGTTGGGCGCATAGCTTCTACTGGCACTATCACTTTTACTCAAGAGTGCACGTGGATTACAACGGCCCAGTTAGTTACTTATCTTGGTGTTGATATCACTAACCCAAGTGATGACTACACACTGGCTAATCAAGCACGAAACGCGGCCTGTGATTTTTGCTACAGGCGTAGGCAAGAGTCCGGGTACCTCGCTGATAGTTTGACTGTTTCGCCGGGGCACGACGTGACGATGGGGACGCTTATGTATGCAGCTGCACTTTGGCGTTCTCGTGGCTCTGTTCAGGACACTTTTGCCACATTTGATGGCATGGGCTCAGCGCCCGTGTCAGCCATGACACCAGTTATTAAACAGCTGTTGGGCATAGACCGCCCACAGGTTGCCTAATGCCTGCTACAGGGCTTCTGAACGAGGCTATGGATGACCTCAAGGCCACACTTACGGCAGTCACAGGCTTACGAGTAGTTAGTGACCCCACAAAGATTGTGCCTAATTGTGTCTATCTTGACGCGCCAAGTTTTGAGACCATCGCTGGTGGTGGCAACATCATCCGTGTAACCATCCCAGTACGTGTTATCGGCAGCGGCCCAGCTGGGCTACCAGTGCTGCAAAACATCCTTAGCATTGTGGCGACAGTTCTAGGCTCGAGCGTTGTGATCATGGCAGGGCAACCATCCATGCTTGAAATTGGCGGCGCTATGTACCCTGCCTACGATTTACAGATGGCTATGCAGGCACAGAAGTCATGACATACGCCAACGCAGTAGTATTATCTGCTAGAACTATAAACAAGTACGGCACCCGGCACCGTTTGACACAGGAGAACCAACGTGGCCACAAGCACTTACCTCACTAACCCAACCGTAAACCTTGCGCCTACCACTGGTGGCACTTTGGTTGATTTGACAGACCAGTGCCGTAGCGCCACTATCACTCTGGGCTATGACTCACTTGAAAGCACCGCTTTTGGCGATACTGGCCATCGTTTCGTGCCGGGCTTGCAAACTGTATCTGTAGAGCTTGAAATGTATCTTTCTTATGGTGCTAGTGAAGTAGAAGCCACACTTTTTGCCAACTTGGGAACAGGCACCACGTCCCTGCAGATTTCGCCATCAGGCACATCAGAGAGTCCTTCTAACCCAGAGTTCACAATCATTAATATGCAGCTTGCGGACTACACTCCAATTACTGGTTCTGTAGGCGAACTGTCAATGATCACCGCGTCATTCATTGGCGGCACCTTTGCTCGAGATATCACACCCTAAATAACCAAAGGAACCCGACATGAAATTGACACTATTAGTGGATGCTGGCGAAGGCCCGTACCAAGTGCAAACCAGTCTGTACGTCATTGTGCAGTGGGAACGCAAATATAAACGCAAGTCAAGCACCATAGGTGAGCAAGGCATCAGCATTGAAGACTTGGCTTTTATGGCCTATGAGTCATCCAAAGTTGCTGGCATCACAGTGCCCGTAGTGCTAGACGATTTCATAAAACGTTTAGTGACTTTAGAAGTGGTGGACAATGACCCGGCAAACCCTACCCAAGCGGAACCTACCGCCATTCCCTAGCAAGTCTTCTAGTAGCCACAGGCTGGTGGCCACCTGCTGTAGAGTTTGATATTGCTGATCTAAATACCACGATTAAGCTGTTAAACGAAAGCCGCAAGCCATGAGCCTTGAAACTACTGCAGAGATAACAGGCCTAAAACAGGCACTGTCAGAGCTCAGCAAGTTAGATAAGTCAGCGCGCTTTAAAGCAGCCGCTAAAATTAAAGCCAGTAGCCCAGCGATGCTTGAGAACGCCCGGGCACAGTTCCCTGCCAATATTGGCGTGACTGTCATTCACGGTATGGCCCCCAGCAAAAAAGGCAAAGCCCGTCTGGCGTACGACAAAACCAAAGTGGACAAAGGTGTGCAGATTATGGTTGGTGGCCGTTCCCGTGGCGCAGGCATAACACCTTTAGTGACGCTGGTGCAGAAAGATGCAGCTGGCGCACTGTTTAGTCAGGCTGGCACAAGAAACAATACGCAGTTTACTAAGTTGCTTACTAACGTTTTTGGCAGACCTCAGCGCGGCTTGTGGCGTTCACGTGCGTTCATTGCTGAGCAAGGCACTGCTGACATTATGCGCGCTGTAGATGAAGTAATCGCTGACGCTAACCGCGCACTACAAGCAAGGACTTCTGGCTAATGGCTATCTATCTACCAATCGTTACCCAATTCAACAGCAAGGGATTAAAGGAAGCCGAGAAAGGCTTTAAAGATTTAGAAGGCGCACAGGCTAAGGCTAAGTACGCGCTAGGCAAGGCAAACAAATACGCTGCCGTTGCCCTTGGTGGTTTAGTTGCTGGCCTTGGTGACGCTGTTAAAGGTGCTATGGAAGATGAGCAAGCACAGGCAATGTTGGCGCGTCAGCTACAGAAAACTACTGCTGCCACTGATGCACAGATCAAAGGTGTCGAGTCTTACATAACCCAGCAAGGCAAACTCAAAGGCGTCACAGATGATGAACTACGCCCGGCAATGGCTGGGCTGATACGCGCCACCATGGACATTAACGAAGCCCAAAAGGCTGCCAACCTTTCTATGGACATTGCAGCTGCTAAAGGCATCAGCCTTGAAACAGTGACTAAGGCTATGGAAAAAGCGTATGGCGGCAACATGACCGCCCTAGCAAAACTGTCCCCAGAGTTACGTCAGATGATTAAAGACGGCGCAACAATGGATGAAGTTATGGCCGAGATGGCTGTTACTTTTGGTGGTGCTGCTACTGACTCTGCTAACACTGCTGCAGGCTCTATGAAGCGTTTAGGTGTTGCCCTTGGTGAGGCTAAGGAAGGTGTAGGCGCTGCACTGTTGCCAATCCTTGAAAAGGCTCTGCCAGTGCTGCAATCGTTTGCACAATGGGCACAAGACAACCCGACACTCATTACTGCTGTTGCTGTTGCTTTTGGTGCTTTAGCGGCCAGCATTGTTTTAGTTAATGCGGCCATGGCGTTAAACCCTGCAGTGCTAATCACGGCTGGCATTGTTGCTTTAGGTGTTGCCCTTGTTATGGCTTACAAAAAGTTTGACACTTTTCGTGCTGTAGTTAATGCAGTAGTTAATCAGGTAGCACGAAACTTTGAGTTTATGGCTAACGCTTTTATCACAATGATTAACGTAGTTATTAAGGGCATCAACTTGATTAAGCCCGGCAAAGATATCGGCACGCTTGGGCAGGTCAGCCTTGGCCGTTTAGGTGGTGGCGACAGTGCAGCTGGTGGTGCTAACCCTGCAGGACTTGACTACAAAGCAATGGCCACTGGTGGCATTGTCACTAGCCCAACTATGGCCCTTATTGGTGAGGCAGGCCCAGAGGCTGTTATCCCATTGTCTAAAATCGGCAGTATGGGCAACAACATAACCGTTAATGTAAACGGCGGCGACCCTAACGCTGTTGTGCTTGCCCTGCAAAACTATGTACGCAGTAACGGCCCAGTACCAATAAACACTCGAGCAATGTAATGGCACGCTTAGACTTTAGATTCTTTTTGGTGTCTGACTCTACTGAGGTCACATCCATGGTTAAAAGCTTCACACGATTCAGAGGCAAACAAAATTATCTAGATGATTATTCTGGTCAGCAACTTGTTTTAACTATAAAAAACGACAACAACCAAGTAGCAAACTTTAGTATCGGCACCGCTGTGACAACTTCTACCAGTGGCGTAGATTTTCAATACTTTTGGGTATCTGAAATACAATTCAACGATGACGTAGGCACAAACACAACCACCGGCACAGGCAAAAACTCAACGGCAACAATTTATTTAGATGACTGGATGACAAGAGCAGGGCGCATACAAGTCACTAACTTTACGCTGACCGAAGAATTGTGTTTCAAACAGATATGGAACCAGTTCACCGTTGCCTCAGGTGCTTTGCCTGCAGACATGGCTATACAACCTTATAGCCCAGGCTTTTATAGCGCCACAGCAGCAACATACACAGGAACGCTGGCTGCACGTATAAATACAAACCTGAAAACAGAAGCCACTGGCGGTCAGATTTATTTGTATAACCAATACCTAGAATTGCGCAAAGCCCAAGTATCGGGTACACCAGTTACAAATGCAGTGACCTTGAAACCAGCCAAAGGTTCTTCTACAGGTAACAAATACGTCATTTACCGAAATTTCAGGCGTATCTCTGCTGGACAAAACTTTCTTAACACGGTCACAGTTCAACCGCCAGTAGTAGCTGCACAAACCGCTAAAAACTCAAGCAGCGTCAGTACTTATGGCGCAAGATTTAACAGTGTCGCCACGGCCAGCATTACAATCAGCCAAGCTCAAAACAGGGCTCAATGGCTTGCCAATAGTCAAAGCAACCCAAACGATTTACGCTACGAGGTCACCTTTACTGACGTGATGCAAGACAACACAGGCATAGTGAGTTTGTTAGGCAACTACGGCAGTGGTTCCATCATTTACCTTGAGTTTGTAGTTCCGGGCTCTGGCACAACCACAACCAAAATATGCTCAATCGAGGGCATTGGTTACAGCGGCACACCAGATCAAACTGTGTTTACTTTGTATTTGTCGCCTATGGATGTTTACGCAGATTTTTTGCTTGACAGCGCTGTCTATGGCGTTCTTGACCAGAACCGTCTCGGAAATTGGTACGTATGATCTCAACACAAAACAACCCCAAAAGATTAGGATTCTGACATGGCAGTCAAAACGTTTACAACTGGCGAGGTGCTGACTAGCGCCGATACCAATACTTATTTGAATAATGGTGGGTTGGTCTATGTCGCAGGGGCAGCACCATCAGCAGTAAGCACCGTTAGTTTGTCAAACATTTTGACCGCTGATTACCAAAACTATCTTGTGGCAGTTTCTGTAACAGGCACGGCAAACACACAAATACGTATAAAGTTGCGAAACGGGACAACAGATAAATCAAGTAATTATTATTGGGGCGCTTTTTATTTTGACATGGTTGGCGGCGGCGCTTTAAACGGAGAAGGCAGCGGCGGCTCGGTTACAACCGGAATTAGAATCGCAGCAAATAACACGACAGGCATTTCAACTGCGTTTGTAACTTTAGGCAATCCATTTACAACAGGCCGAACAACCTTTTCGGCACAATCACAAACAAGCGAAGCATATATGCGTATGTTTTCTGGTTTTCAAGACGAAAATTATTCAGCAAATGGCGTTACTGTCACTGTTGATTCTGGAACCATGACGGGCAATGTGCGCGTTTACGGATATAGACAGGCATAAAAAATGAGCAATAACGAACCGCTTATGGGTTGTTTTTACGACCATTCAACAGGCGAAACCATCACAAGAGAATTAACCGCCGAAGAAATTGCAGAACTATCACAACCGAGCGAAGATGCGAAATAGCCTAATCCTATTAGTGTTTTTGACATCGCTCACCGCTTGCTCAGAACGCACACGCCACAACTGTGAAACCACAAAAAGCACAGGTTTCCTAGAAAGCAAATGCAAATGAAACTAGAAAACAGATTGACCAATGAAGAAATCAAAGCCCGACTAATTCTTGTCGTCGGCATATGTCTCTCGCTTAGTTTTGTGTTTTCAATATTGGCTCTGCTGTTCGGATTGCTATTTATCGTGCAACCAACAGAACAAGCCCCGAACGACTCCGAAGCCTGGGCAATCCTCTCCCCAATGCTCATGACCCTTGCAGGCGGCCTCATAGGTTTGCTCGCAGGTAACGGCCTCAAAGACAAACCCAAAGACCCGCCTGTATGAGCAACCGCCCATACCCGTATTACCCATCTTGGGACGGTAAACAAACGCAACCCGTAACGGCGAAACTTGTTGAACTATGCGGAAAGCGTTGGGGAACCAAAAGCCTCGGCACATATGCAAACCGTGCAATGCGCAACGGAGCAGGACTGTCAGTTCACGCCACCGGATACGCAGCTGATATCCAGTACAAAGACGAAGCCCAAGCCCGAATCATTTGGGACTGGTTCCTAGCCAACTCAAAAGCCCTCGGACTCTGCGAACTTCACTGGTATGCCTACGGCACCTACGGCGCTGGCTACCGATGCTCTCGAGGAGAAGGCAAGGCAGGCGTCAAGATCTACACCGCCGACGACAACGCAGGCTCATACGAAGGC